GCTTTAAAACGTTGGGCAATTTTCTTAACCGTGACCATACGACCATTATCCACTATTTCAAAGATTATAAAATTACTCCGTTTGTTCCGGAAAGTACAAGACTAAAAGATGACAGAAAAACAGATACACGCTCAAGTATGCCGATATATTGACCTGCAATATCCAAAGGTGATTTATACTTCAGATAGCTCAGGGGTGCGGGTAAGCATCGGGATGGCAAAGGCATTAAAGTCAATAAGATGCAAGGGATATAAGATACCCGACCTGATTATCATGCATCCAAATCGGTTGTATCATGGATTGATAATTGAAATCAAAAAAGATCTGTCACAAATTTTAAAAAAATCGGGACATTTTAAAAATGATAAACACGTACAGGAGCAGCTTAAATCTTTGGAGGAATTGAAACGGCTGGGATATGCGGCCATCTTTGGATGTGGGTTTGACCACATAAAATCAGTAATAGACGAATATTTTAACAAACAAAATCAAATCAAATGACACGTAAAATTGCACTCGCTCAGTATTTATTGGCCGGCGGCAAGCTGTCCATCATGAACGCTTATCGGCATTTCGGGATCAGTAATGTCAGCCGGGAAGTTATCCGGCTAATTGAAAAGCCTTTCAATGTCGTATTAACCAGAACTAAGATGGAAGGGGAGACCAAATATGGCAGCCATTGCGAATGGTTTGAGTATCGGTTAGTTTCTAATCGTATCAATGCGAAAGGTATTAAGGCCATGAAGGAGGCAGTGGCCGAATTGCAATCGGTTACAAAATGTAACCAGCTCAAAAAAAAGTTGGTAAAATCAAAGTAAATTATTAATTTTGGTATTGATGCGTCGCACCATCATTTTTAAACTTTTTGCCCCGATGGGATATTGAAGCGTGCGACCTTCATTATTCCGGAGGGGTTTAATATTTTATGACATTATCAATATCATTAGAATGCATGAACCGTGAAGAAGACGGTTTTTTTCCAGGTTCAGATTTATCTTTTTTTGTATTAAAAGATGGACGAATTAATATTTTACATAAAATTATTGAAGGAGATGTTCATGAAACTGTTATAACTCAAGAAGAGTTTAGTAGAATTGTAAATTTTCTTAATGATTCAATAAATGCTGTAAATAAAAAATATCCAAATAAATAACTTATGGCAGAAAATAAAAAATCATTTATCCTTTATTGCGACATTTTAAACGTAATGGATAAGCTAACAGACGAACAGGCCGGCAAATTATTTAAACATATCTTAGGGTATGTAAATGATCAAAATCCTGAACTGGATGACATTTTACTTGAGATTGCATTTGAGCCGATTAAACAGGCATTAAAGCGTGACCTTGTAAAGTATGAAGATAAGAAACTTAAGCGAAGCGAATCAGGTAAGGCAGGTGCTAACAAAAGATGGCAAACGATAGCAAATGCTACAAATGACATGGCAAATATAGCAAATGCTAAAACTGAATGGCAAACGATGGCAAACATAGCTGATAGTGTTAGTGTTAGTGTTAATGATAATGTAAATGTTAATGATAGTGTTAGTGTTATAAATAAGCAAAAAACACCAAATCTTGAACAAGTGATTAATAAGTTTATAAGTCTCGAAGGTACTACTGAAATGGCTGAGCGTTACTTTTCAACAAACGAATCACGCGGATGGGTTTATAACGGCTCACCAATAGTTAACTGGGAAGCTTCAATACCTGCATATATCAAAGCATGGAAAGCTAAAGATAATAAGCAGTTAGATGAACATGAGAAAATAGCGGCAGCCAATAGAGCTAAATGGCAGCGCGAAAGGGAAAGATTTGAACAGCTAAATAAATGACAATGAAAGGATTACAGCCACAGGCAAAGGATGCAGAAATAGCAATACTTGGAGCGATACTCATAGAATCAAATGCTATCGACAAAGTTACCGAACTATTAACCCCGGATAGCTTTTATGTCACCGCTCACCAAAAGATATTCACATCCATACTGAACCTACAAAAGAAACATCAACCAATTGACCTTGTTACAGTTACCGAAGAACTGAAACAGGCCGGCCACCTCGATGAAATCGGCGGACCATACGAACTGGTAAAGCTCACCAATGCCATCGTATCTTCTGCCAATATCGTTAACCATGCCCGCCTCGTTCATGAAAAGTACACCCTTCGAAAGCTTATATCAGTATCATCCGAAATAACCGCCAAAGCTCTCGATCCGGAAACAGACTGCTTTGAGCTGATCGACCTTGCCGAAAAGCAGATAATGACCTTATCAAACAACAACGCCGCCGACACTTTACACATTTCGAGCGTTTTGGTTAACACTTTACAAAAGATAGATCAATGGAAAGCATCCGGAAGCCAGATCACCGGCATCCGATCAGGTTTCTCAGATCTTGACAAAAGTACAAGAGGATGGCAACCCGGTGACCTGATTATCGTGGCAGCGCGCCCATCCGTAGGTAAAACAGCATTTGCGCTTAATTTGGTGCGAAATGCGGCCCTCAATGGTGCAGGTGTAGGTGTATGGTCACTTGAAATGAAAGCCCCGTATTTAGCCCTTAGAATGCTTGCAGCGCAATCCGATGTTTTTCTGAATAAATTGCAGACCGGCAGCTTGATGGACTTTGAATACAAAAAGCTAACAGAAGCCGCCAACAACCTGAGCCGGCATAATATATTCTTTGATGACGCTAATGCCGTAAATTTACGATCATTAAAAGCTAAGGCACGCCGTCTAAAAAAGAAACATAACATCGGGCTGATAGTTATTGATTACCTTCAGCTCATGCATGGTGAAAGCAAAAACAACCGCGAGCAGGAGATTGCGACCATTAGCCGGGAACTTAAAAACCTTGCACAAGAGCTTGAAATACCAATAGTTGCCCTATCCCAGCTCAGCCGGGATGGTGTTAAAAATAGCACATGGGACGTACCACCGCCAATATCAGCACTACGGGAATCAGGTGCAATTGAACAGGATGCCGATTTGATCTTAATGCTTTGGGGAGCTAATGATGCCGAGCTGGCAAATGATCAAAGTTATGAAGGTAAGCGGAGGGTAAGAATAATGAAGCAGCGGAATGGATCGCTTATGACCTGTGATCTGGACTTTAAAAATGAGATTCAGCTATTTAAAAGTATTGCTGATATACAAAAAGATCAAATAAGTTTTTAACCCATATATTTGTAAACCAAAAAACCAAACAAACCATGAACAAAGATTATCAATCATTCCTTAAAGGGAAGGTGATTGTTGCCGAAAACTTTGGCATTGAAACCGACAATCTAAAATTTACAGAAAAGCTTTTCCCACATCAAAAAGATATTGTTGACTTTTGCCTTACAGGTGGCAGACGTGCAATATTTGCAAGCTTTGGATTAGGAAAGACTTTTATGCAACTGGAAATTGCAAAACAGCTTATTATTAAAACAAACAAACCTTTTCTTATTGTTTGTCCCTTAGGTGTAAGCGGTGAATTTAAGCGCGACAATCGTAAACTTGCAACAGGTTACGATGTGACATACATAACAGATACGGACAACTTTGAAAATGCAAACATTCAGATATATCTGACGAATTATGAGCGCGTACGTAAAGGAGATATTAATCCAGAATTGTTTTGTGGCGTATCTTTTGATGAAGCATCTATTTTAAGAAACCTGCAAACAGAAACAACGCAATTTGTTTTATCTTATTTTAAGAAAGTGCCATATAGGTTTGTAGCAACCGCAACACCTACGCCAAATGATTTTATTGAAATTCTTAATTATGCAGATTATTTAGGTGTAATATCTCGCGGCCATGCGCTTACAAGATTCTTTCAAAGAGATTCCACAAAAGCCGGCCAGCTTAAACTTTACGAAAATAAGAAGAAAGAATTTTGGCAATGGGTTAGCACATGGGCTGCATTTATTAATACGCCTGCAGATTTAGGATATGATTCAACCGGATATGATCTCCCAGAATTAAACATCATTGAACATTGTATAAGATACGACTTAAAAGATCAGCCATTAAATAAATGGGGTGAACCTATTTTGTTCAAAGATTTATCGAAGTCTTTATTAGAAGTTAGTAAAGAAAAAAGAGATAGCTTACCTGCACGTATAAATAAAGCTTGCGAAATCGCTGAATCAATAAATGATAATGTAATTATTTGGCATCATTTAGAAAGCGAACGGCAAACACTTGAAAGCAATTTTAGAGGTGGAAATTATGCATCTGTTTATGGAGGATTGCCAAATGATAAAAAAGAAGAATTATTAATAGGTTTTAGCGAAGGTAAATATCAGTACCTTTTGACTAAACCTAAAATTGCAGGTTCGGGATGTAATTTTCAAGATCATTGCAATAATATGATTTTTGCCGGTATAGATTATAAATTTAATGATTTTATACAAGCTATCCACAGGTGTTACAGGTTTGGCCAAAATAAAACTGTAAATGTTCATATCATTTATACTGAGAATGAATATGAGGTTTTAAAAACTTTAAAGGAAAAGTGGGCAAAGCATATTGAATTAAACAATCAAATGATTGAACTTGTAAAAGAAAACGGATTAAATAACAACATAATAAAATCACAAATGGAACGTCAAATATTCGCAAATGGTCGCAAATTAGTTTATGACAATGTAACTCTTTATAATAATGATACTGTAATTGTTCATGCTGACAAAAAAGAGATGCCAGATAATTCAGTAGATATGATCTTAACTTCAATACCGTTTGGAGATCATTATGAATATTCAGATAATTATAATGATTTTGGACATAATCACGGTAATGATAACTTCTTTAAACAGATGGACTTTTTAACACCTAATTTATTACGTGTATTAAAACCTGGACGCATTGCCGCTATTCACGTTAAAGATCGCATCCGTTATAGTTATCAAAATGGAACATCATTTACAACCATTTCAGATTTCAGCGGGCAAACCGTTCAGCATTTTATTAAACATGGTTTTTATCTTATGGGTAAAATAACAGTCACAACAGATGTGGTAGCTGAAAATAACCAGACTTACCGTTTAGGATGGTCTGAACAATGTAAAGATGCTACAAAGATGGGCGTAGGTTTGCCGGAATATGTTTTATTATTTAGGAAAGCGCCTACCGAAATGAATAACGCCTATGGTGACCAACCTGTGCAAAAAGATAAATCAGATTATAAAAAAGCACTTTGGCAATTAGATGCTCATGCATATCAAAGATCAAGCGGTGACAGATTTATGACAAAAGATGAACTTGAAAAAACTGATGTAAAAAAGATTGTAGCCGCATGGAAAAAGCTTAATAAAAGCGAAATATACGACTTTAAAGAACATTTAAGGGTTTGTGAAGATCTTGATGAACTTGAAAAATTAAGCTCTACATTTATGACATTGCCAGTTCATTCTAATAATGATTTAGTATGGACAGACGTAAATAGAATGAATACTTTAAATGCTAATCAAGTACACTCTAAAAAAGAAAAACATATATGTCCTTTGCAATTTGATATTATTGAAAGGCTTATAAATAGATATACTATGAAAGGCGAAATTGTAGATGATCCATTTGGAGGCTTATTTTCTACAGCTTACAAAGCTATTGAAATGCAAAGAAAAGCAGTTAGTGTTGAACTGAATAGCGAATATTATAATGATGGTATTTATTACATAAAAGCCATGATGCACAAATTATCAGTACCTACATTATTCGATTTAGTTTAAAACATTGCCATTTAATTATTATTAACTTTAGTAAGTAATTAGTAATTTAAAGGGGATGGCAGTTGGATAGCCGCTTGGCGTAACCGGGAATGAATACCGGCTTGGGTAACGTGCCTGATCAGTCAGGTAGATGAGGGTTCGAATCCCTCAGCGGCTCAAAATTTATAATTATGTTTATAATTGGGATATTGCTAATAGCTGTTATAAGCTATTTATGGGCAAATGGCATTGATAAGATGAAAAAAGAATGTCCAGACTACAAAGGAGAAGATTTTTTAAATTGGTAAAAAATACAAATCAGCTTCGGCTTTGCGCCTTGTAACCAAACCATTCAGCACTTTGCCACCGGCCTTAGTCCATCTCATAAATTCATCCCGGATAGTCGCATCGTTAGGATTAGCATTGACCTTTTTAAGTA